TTTTTTATTCATCCCGTTAACTATATGATCATACTTAACTAGATGGATTTTACGACTTTTGAATTTTATTTACGCGCCTGGAAGAGCCTTCTTTTTGGGAGCAGCCTTCTTTTTGGGAGCGGACTTATCATCCGTGACGGTAGCGGCAGCGACCTTGGTTCCGGCTACCTCAGTAGTAGCACCTGGGGGTCCGGTGAGTCCGACGGGGCCGGCGGGGCCCTGAGGTCCGGTGGGCCCACGGGGACCCGGGGGTCCTTGGGATCCGGGACCACTGGAGCCACCTTGTTCAATGATCTCGAGAAGAATGTTGTATAACTTTGTCTTATCGATTCGCGTGTGCTTAAGCTCTGCCTCAATTTCCTGACGAAGAGTAGACATTGGTGTTGTAATATATATAAAGAAGATATTTCCTTTAAGTTTAATGATATTTATTGGTCCAACTCTTTTATCTGGAATGGGTCAACATGCACAGAAATATACAAATTTGTTTCCGGATTCTAAGTATTATACATTGGGAGAGACTCTTCCTGAATGTGATCATGGACTCATTTTTTTGATCCCTGTGAGAGATCACATGGACTATACAAGATATGCGAAAAGACGTGTTAAAAATTTGTTATGTATGACTGTTTGTGAAACGGAAACCGTGCACCCAGATTATGAACTAATAATGAAAGAATTCAAACGTGTGGCTGTTCCCAGTGTCTTCTGCAGGCGTGTATTATCACAACAGTTCCCGAACAACGAATTTTACATTATCCATGCACATATACCACCCCCTCAAGATAGACCGTATACGTTTTATCATATTGGAAACATTCTCGATCAGAGAAAAAATTTTAATCATATTCTAGAGGCGTTTGTAAGGTTAAATGAACCCAATTCACGTTTGATAGTAAAGGCTACATGTTCCAAAGATATAGAGATTAACCTACCGAGAGTTGAAGTTATCAACGGATTAGTCTCAGATGAAGAAATGGATAAACTTCATCTCCGCGGAGATTGTTATGTAAGTTTTTCAAATTCTGAAGGCGTTGGTATGGGAGCTGTCGAAGCTGCTGTAAGAAACAAACCTGTAATAATAACGGAATACGGGGGAGCACAGGAGTATATAAAAACTCCTTATACAATCAGATGCGGACTTCAAGAGTTAAAAGCAGACGATTTCCTATTCAAAAAAGGGATGCTCTGGGGAAATCCCGATTTCGGTCAACTCTTGAAGTGCATGAAAGATGCATATACAAAACGCGTGAGATATATGGATCACACGTATACTAAAAATCTAACGGGGAGAAGTGCGATTTTAAAAGAATTCTTCTTGAATATACCCGGTGATGAATACAACTACACCTGTTAACAATGCCCCTGATGTAAGAGAACCTTTCTGAGCGATGAGCATCATATTAATATCATCTATAAAGCTGATACCGGTTGGTTTTTTGATTGTTTCCGGAATCATCTTTGCTAATACGAGATAAACAATCATGGAGATGACGATGGGTTTTAATGCACCCTGATCCATTTATATTATAAGATATAAAAATCTAGATCACTACCTTCTTTCCTAACACTGGTTTCCTTGTTGATAAGCTATGTTTCTTACAGTAACACCCATTTACTGCTTTGAAAGTGCACTTAGTACCTTTCATCGTGAAAGCTTCACAAATGTTCACGGTATGACGAGCTTGATGAACTATTTTCGGCGCCTCTTCTAATATCACGATAGTGCGTGATTTTTTATAATTTTCGTGACGTTTGTATGCATTTTTCATTTTTTGCAAACTGGTCGCCAGGTGCATACACCTGTCGTCTGGAATCTTAATCATTAAGATCTCCATAGCTCGCTTGATATGAATTTGGTCCATTTTTTTGTTACTTGAATATATAAAATATCATTCTAACTTAAGTTCTTTTTATCATATTTATCCATTTACAAAAGGAAAATATAGACATGTATCCAAAAATGATTGTATTTCGATGAATCAAAATTTTCTTTCTCGGATTATGCAATTTATGATGAATACGTTTTAACGAATTGCAAATTTTTAAATATACACCGTCTGGTAAGTTCTCTTTGTGGTCATCCACGTCTTTCATTATACTACTCACATCTGGATCTACAGCCATTATTAACTATTCACTTTTTTATATCTAAACCTTTCTTCACCGCCTGTCTCAATAATCCGTCATACCACAATAAAATTTCATTTTTTGATTTTGATTTACTTCTAGGTAATACTCTACGTCTCAACCCAAGTTCTCTACCTCGAAGTAAAGATGTGCGTAGTTTTGGTTTATTCATGAAACACGAATAACAAACTGTATTCACCTTTAATCCTCTCACGAAAGAATAATACCGTTCGTTATTGTATGTAAATAGGGGTCTTATATGTCTATATTCTCGAACGAACTCCTTGATTTCTTTATCCCTTGTCCTGACACGTGGATCTAATGGAGCTTCACATACATAACATTCGCAATACCAAACGATTTTCATTCTTTTCTACACGTGGAACATTTTTAAGTACGTGTAGAAAATGATAAATTGAACTTAAGTCGAAGTTGATTTTAGAATAATCATTATAACATGTCTTCTCGAACCAAAGGTATCATGCAATTTCCTGCGCACTCAAGGTTTCCTACGAACGACAACGCCGCTCGAAAAAGGTCCGACCCAGACGTCAAGACTTATATCACGAGATTTAATGACGATGAATGGAAGTTGCACAACATTCAGCGTAATGATTCTACCTGGAAAGATCCCGAATATGCTCTGACTATTCAGAGCATATTCGAAGGCTCCATGCTCTCTCCGTTTATCGCGTCGTTACAGGAAAACGGAATAGATACGTTTCTGATCGACGGTGGTCATCGGACACGCGCCATCCTAAGATTCATGAACGACGAGTTCCCCGTGAAAATATGGCGAACTGGTGAGACTTCTCTTTATTCTGAATTGGAAGAAAGGGATCGGAAGAAATTTCTTTCAACTGAAATAAACGTCATCACGTGGACCAAGCTCACCAAGCTGGACGAAGAGACTCTCTTCTTCCGTGTGAATATCGGTCTCTGTCTGTCGGGTGGAGAAGCCGTCAACGCGTATCACACTATACCCATGTGTGTGCTTGCTCGAGAGCTGGCTGAACAGTATGACGATATTTTACACGATTCGATCGATCGAGCGATTCTGAGGAATAACGACAGACATGATGCCTCGTCGTGGATGTTTTTAATCCTCGCAAATTTCCATCATCATGAAATTGTGCGGGGCGAGAATTACGGTCCGAGCAAGTTCGAAGATCAAAAGAAAGAATGCGAAAAATTCCGCGGCGTCGCACTGAACTTGAATCTCGAGACCCGGGTCAAGTTCCTAATGCATATTCTTTCAAATAAGACACACAAGGATAAGTACCCGTCTTACGTTATACCCACTGTTCAAGAGATCATGATTCTTGAAATGAACAGAATGGCCGACGCGGGCCCCATCGCGCCGGCCGGAACGTCCGCGGGGCTCCTGAAGCTTATCGATCGTTTTCTCTTCGACATGTTTCTCGAACCCGTCACTGGTCTCCCAAGTGACGAACTGAAAATAGAATGGAATGGCTACGGTCGCGGAGTAGTAAGCAACCCGGGTAACCCGGGTATCTGCCGAAAACGTGCAAAAATATTCTTCAATTGGAAACAATATCATCAGATCAGCAGCGGCTTTGACCTGCACAGGGAATAATTAGACTATTTTGTTTTAATAAATACACCTAAGTTAAAAAAATATATACGAATAAACTATATGGGTTTGGTTCCAATCAAGCTACTCAAAAATACAGTCGGTCGTAAGAGGCTTCTCAAGATCAAGGGTGAAGATGCCGAAATAGATAAGAATGATTACATAGAATCGCGCATTAACACGAATGCAAAAGCCAGGGATCTTCTCGCGATAGAAGACGGATCTGAAATGGCTAAGTTCTTCCTTCACAAGAAAGGTCGACTCGAAGCTATCGCTAAAGATATCCAAAAAGAGTCTGGTAAAAAATTCAAATTCTTCTTCCGTAAAACCAGTGTCATGGAGAAAACACGACTCTCGTGTATCGCCGCTCGTTCAGGTGTTGACTATATGCTTATAGAACACTCCTACCCAGATGGATCGGGTCATTACGGTATGGCGCGCATCGATCATGATAAGAAGGTTGCTCGAATTTTTGATTCCATGACTGATAACGAATCTGATTTTGAGGATCCACTCATACATTTTCTCGGAAAGACATACACTACCACCACCGCATCCATCTTTGGATGCACGGGACGTATGCAAAATGCGACGGGTCGTAACCTCAATCCTCAACCTACCGGTGGGTTCGTGTCCCAATCATTTAACGATTTCAAAAGCACTAACTTTGCCGGCGGACGTGGTGGTGTTCCCAAAAAGTACCTCGAAGAGGCATTCGTACTTTCCCAATACGACGAAATGTCCCAACACCATTTCTGTTATATGGAATCACTCCACGCGATGATGGTCGATCTAGGTCTAGCTCACGCAGGTCCACAAGATCCTCGTGAACGCCTCGAGTATATCAAGCGTTTCATCTGGGGTGTTATATGGAAGTACGTCCCCGAGAGTGAAAAACGTCTTCGTGGAGCCCTTCGTCCCGAGTGGAAATATTTCTTCGAGACTTTTCCGTACATCCTCGAAACGTCGGATTCTAACGGTAAACGTTTACTCATTCGCCGTGGATATATCCAACTCCCTCCCACGAGAGGAAAGGTTCAATACAAATTGAAGAAGATGTCTCTCGGCTCGTTGAGTCGTGATCAACCCCTTAAATTCATCGCTAAATTTGCCAAGGGTACAAGAAAATGGATCGGAATGTAAAATTGCACCTAAGTAGAAGCTAGATCTTTTAATATTCAACAAACAAAATCCAACAATGAACTTTGAAATCCAAAATGCTCTCGGCGGTAAGGTCATCGCATCCCGTTCCGACTTGACGAGGTTGCGCAACGCTATGACCCTACTCCCTAACGTTAAATTCGAGATTCTACCACCGCCGGCATCTCCTCCCCCTGTCGCCGAAAAGGACGAGGATGATGATGACATTATGCACGACCCCGACATCCAAGAGATGGTCGAAAACGGAGAACACACCTGTCACATGTTTGACGCTCATTGCCAAGCATGTGAAGATGACGAGGAGGACGATGACGAGGACGACATCACCCTCGCGGATCTTAAGGAACAGCTCGAGGATAACATGACCCTCGCGGAGATCCAACAGCAGCTTGATAAGGTGGAAGCCGCGAAGAAGAGGCTCGAGACCATCCGTCTCAAAAAAGAAAAAAAAGAAGAGGAAGAGGAAGAGGTTCGAGAGTGGGTTGATGAAGCAACCTTCGCGGCTCGATCCAGAGATAACATGCCTAACTTTTAGAAAATCCACCTAAGTTATTGTAATAAAATACAAGAAGTATCAAAAAAAAGTAAACAGCACGTACAACGTGGTCAATTGGTGTTCAATTTGAACAATGTCGAATCCTCAAATGGATGTGTGCCACAAAATCATGCAAATCTTGGACGACA